AAAAACAATGAAATATTTTTCACCATAAACAGGACTGACCCGGTTTTGCGGATTGACGGCACCGAAGCGGAGTTCTACGGACGCGGCACGTTTTCGGGCAACATGTTCCTGAAAGGCAGCACAAATATCAAGATCACCAACGTGAATAACTTTGGCACCGTCCCGGTGTACAAAGAAAATTTCACTTGGCAGGGTGGTATGTGGATCAGTAACGCGGGCGACGTTCCATTGATTTTGGAGGGTGCCCGTACGTCGTTTCCCACTAGCGTCGGGGCCGACCTTGGTAGTTTTATTGGCACAAGCGGCGGCGGGAGTAGCGGGACAATTTGGTACGATTACGGACGCATGATATTACGGCCACGGGCGGGAAAGCCGCTGTATGTAACGTCGGGCAGCGAACCAGTTTTAACCGTGCTGAATGGCACGGTGGGGATTGGCTTGGGGATGAGTAACCCAACGGATACGCTCCACGTCGACGGTACGGTACGGCTCCAGAGCTTGCCAGCAATCACAACGGAAACGGATTTTATTATGGCCGCAAGCGGCGGGCAATTGGCGCAAGGGCCACTACCGGACGGCATTGTTGCGCCTGCCAACTTAGAGGCGACAGGGGTAACAGCGGGCGACTATGGCGCGTATGGCGATTATTACGAGTTCGAGGTGAACGCGGGCGGGCAGATTGTAAGCGCAACACAAGTCTATCCAGGCGAAGCCACTTATTTAGGGGACAATGGCGCAACGGGCGAAACAATCACTTGGCAGCCAAACGATATAAACGTGGACGCAGACCCGACCGCCGGACACCTGACCATTGAGTTAAACGGCGCAATGAAAACGGGGGTTGCTTATAGTCTTTGGGGTTGCTGTAATGCTACGTACAATATTATCCTTTCCGGCACCATGAAATTAACAGGGCAATACGGTACGATTTCAAGTCTTACCCTTGGCCCCGGCGAGCACTTAGAAGTCATAAAAAAATCAACCGGAGCGTTCCGGGTTTCAAGAAAATGAAAAAAATACTACTAGCAGCCTTCGCGCTGCTCACCATACTGCCAAGCATAAGCGCCCAAAAGGAGCGCGTGACATTCGATACGGCAACCAAAAAGTTAACTATCTTAACGGAGGTGGAAATAGACACCGCCGCGCTCTATGCGAAACGGGCGAAACTCGACGACAAAATAACCAAATTAACCGCCGCTCGACAGGCCGCCGTAACCGAACGAGACACCGTAATATCGCAGATCAAAACCGCCAGCAAATTAATGCGGGGCAAGAAAGGCGGAAACGGGAACAACCGAACGGCGGAAGCGCCGCCTGTTCAAATATTTACCGCCCCGGAATGCGACAGTACGTATACCATCGAAAATGGCCCTGTTGTTGTTTGTTGGTATGACGGAATAATACGAAGCGTGTCGTATTCCAAGCCACCACAAAAACCAAAAGCCAAAGCGGATAAACCAAAAACAAAAGCAAAGAAGCAATGAGCAGCACAATTGCCACCTACAAGATAATACCCATCTACCTGCCAATCACGTGCACGAAAGGTGACGACCTGCCGTTTGCGGCTCAGGTCGTTGAGGAAGCGACCGACGGCACACAAACCCCCTACGACTTCACAGGGGCCACAGGCGTCTTTGAGGTTACGACAGGACAGACGGCCACGGTACTATACACCAACAGCTCCATAACAATGGACGATGAAGGCAACATATCTTTTACCGTTCCAAGGGCATCAACGGCGGCATGGGAGGCAATTGAACACAACTACACCCTAAAAATAATACCAGCAAGCGGACTGAAACGCACATTTTTTTCTGGCACACTTGAAATTATCAACCCGTGAGCGAATTTATCATAAAGGCCAAGGTAGAGCAGCCGCAAATTGTTGCGAAGTTCGAGCAGCGACCCCTAAAAGTTGTCCTTACCAAAGGACTGCCAGGCCCGGCGGGAGGCGCTGCCAGTGAAACGGTCGACATGGTTGCAGGGCAAAACATGTCCACGGGCCGCGTTGTGATCGTGGACGCCGGGAAAGCCTGGTATTTCCAGAACACGGACGCCGCGCACCATGGCCGGGCTTACGGGATAACCAAGACAAGCGCAACAGCAAACGGCACGGTAACGGTTGCGCTGTCCGGCGTTGTGGAAGATAGCGCCTTTGGCTTTGCGGCGGACACGGTTCTTTGGGTTGGGGCTGATGGGGAAATTTTCAACGCGCAGCCGGTCACGGGGGTAATTTTCCAAAAGGCGGGGGTTGCGGGCGGTGCAAAAAAAATAAGAATCGACTTTTCACTTTCAACATACACAAACTAAAAAGGTAAATCATGGCAGTTAAAAGGCCCATAACACAAGGTACGGACGGCCTGGAGTATATCGGCGGTTCAGATACCATCCCGGTCGGGAACGTGCCCGATATCACCGTCTCGAAACTCACGGATTTTGCCGAAGCGGTAGAAGATAAGATTGGCGCGAAGGTTGTTGGCGGCACCGGCATATCCGTTGCATACAACGATACCACAGGGGAGACAACCGTCACAAATGACGACCCCGATCAGACGGTTGCGCTAACCGAGGGCACCGGCATATCAATCAGCGGCACCTATCCAAACTTCACCATAGCGGCAACCGGTTCGGCAACTGAAACCTATACCGCAGGGGAGGCGATCGGTGCGCGTGATTTGATATATGTCAACAGTAGCGGCCAGATCATGAAAGCAGACGCCAACGACGTGACCAAGCAGGCAACAGGCTTTTGCCAATCGGCAATTTCCAACGGCGCAAGCGGACAGGTCACGTTTTCGGCAGGCGCAAAAATTACCGGGTTCACGGGGTTGACCGCAAACGCTACATATTTCTTGTCCAACAGCGTCACGGGCGGCATTGCGTTGTTTTCGGCGCTCACCTTCACTACAAACGACATCATGCAAGTGGTGGGCGTTGCGGAAGGCACAACGGCAATACGCTTTTTGCCCAGCACGCCAACCACTGTAACCGCTTAATAAAATGGCAAAAAGAAGACCGTACACTCTCAACCCAAGCACTGGAGCAAAGGAGTTTTTGCCAACGGCAGACACGTTGGATGCGAAAGTAAACGTGTCCGGCCCGAATAAAATTTTAGGCCGGACAACTACCGGGGAGGGTGGCCATGATGAATTAACTATTGGCGGGCTTGTGGCGGAAACAGCCCCGGCGGCTGGAGACTTCCTGTTAATCGAGGTTGACGGGGTGTTAAAAAAGTTGGATATAGAGGATTTGCCGGGCGGCGGCGGAAGTGCCGGAGGTGACATTGTGGGCCAAATAAAGATTTTGGCGCATGACACACTACCGGATAGGCACCTTTGGTGCGATGGCGCGGAAATATCCAGAACTACCTATGCAGACCTTTTTAGTGCCATTGGTACCGCGTTTGGCGTTGGAGACGGTACAACTACTTTTAACCTTCCTGACATGCAGGATAGATATGTTGTTGGCGCAAGCCTCACAAAAGACCTGGCCTCTTATATTGGTAGTGAAACAGTCGTATTGACAAGCGGAAACCTGCCAGCACACACGCACGCCGTCAACATAAAATTAACCGATTCCGGGCCAACTGACGAAGGCGACGGAACATTCCTGTACTCAGGCGCAAACATATTTGGGGCCACAACCGGGGATTCAGGCGATGCACTTGCAGAAACAACGTCCGGGAGTGCGGGTAGCGGCGATGCACTGGATTTAATACCGTTGTCGGTTGCCCTTAAATACGCCATTTGCTACGCACTTCCATCAGGTGGCGGTGGCGGTGGCCTATCTTTTAACGAGGTTCAAAGAATTTCTTTCCTGACATGCTAATACTCACAGATACGGACGAAACAATACAGGTGGACTTGACCGCCGCTATAACAACCAATCAATTGCAGTGCGTTGCCTCATACCGAGACACGACCGCAACCAATATAACAGCGGGGCGGCAAACGGCTGCAACCAACAGCACGACGGCGGTTAATGTGGTATCGGCCCCGGCGGCATCTACTCAAAGGCTTGTAGAATACCTTTCTGTTTACAATTCAGACACGGCAAGCGCGGAGGTTCTTATTTCGCTTTACGATGGCACGGCGCTTTTCACGCTATTTAAATGCGTGTTGGGTGTTGGTGAAAGACTGGACTATCAGCACGGGCAAGGATGGCAAGTGTTTGCCAATAACGGCGCGGTTAAAACCTCGCTTAACCAAGGCACATCGCCAGTAACGTCGGGGGAAAACATTGCCGTGCTTGCCTCTAGTGTGGTAAACAACAACGCCGTTGCAAACACGATGGAAGACGTGACCGGGCTTTCCTTTGCGGTTACATCCGGCAATAAGTATTATTTCAGGTTTGTGATCGTGTACAGCGTTGCGGCAACCACGACGGGGGCGAGGTTTTCGATTTACACACCAGCCGCCACGCTTTTGACGTACCGTTACGATATACCAACGAGCGCGACGGCGCGGACGCTTGGCAATTACGTGGCAGTCGACCTACCAGCGGCGACAACAACCACATCTGGGCAAATAACGAATGTTGTTACGATAGAGGGTTTTATTATCCCGTCTTCCAATGGTACGGTTATTGCGCGGCATGCCAGCGAATTAAGCGCAACGGCGGTAACAACCGAGGGCGGGTTATCCTTTGTGAGTTGGCGGCAGACGGCATAAACAATCCAATTTAAAAAACATGAAAAAATACATCTTTTTGATTTTCGCGCTATTTTTTGCGCTCCAATCGCAAGGCCAAAACCTGCAAAAAGCCGACCATTCGACCATCCACTACAACCAGCAACCAACGCTCGAATTGGTTTGGGTGAACGGCAGGCAGCGGTATGTCGAAACGTGGGACTATGTGCCCGCTCAATACATCACCTATTCAACGGCAAGCAAAACCGAGGCGACGACCGGCAACAGTATCGGCGATACGCTTGTGGGCGACGTCGTAACACGTGTACACGATGGCGATAGTTACTACCTAAAGGGAATGCGCGATTTTGTGCGAATCGCGGGAGTTGACGCGCCGGAAATCTACTGGACAAACGGCACCAAAGATCAGGCGTTCGGACGTGCCGCCGGGGACAGTGTTCGTTTGGCCCTCAAAGGCAAGAGCATTACCTACGACTTTTTAGGGGTGGATCAGTACGGCCGACCGCTTGTAAGCATCTTTGTCAATGGCCAGGACTTCGCCGAATACATGCTGCTTAAAGGGTGGGCGTGGGCATACGGTACGCGCCGATTGCCAAGCGTTGTAAACAAGCGATATAAAGAAGCCCAAGATCAGGCCAAAAAAGCGAAGGTCGGGCTTTGGGCGGAAAAGTCGCCAATAAAACCATGGGTACACAGGGCCGAAAACCCGCCAATTAAAAAACGATGAAAAGATACCTTATCACATTTTCCGAGGCATCCCCCGACGCGGCCCGCCGCTCCATGCAAATGCCGCCGGGTGCCGTACTGGAAAGCCTGGAGCATTACGCCACAGATGCGGCGGACGAAGATCGCAAGCCTACACACTTCGCCGCTGGCATCGTGGCGGCAAACCTCACAGACGCGGACGTCGCCCAACTTGCCAGCGAATCGACCGTTGAGGCCATTGAGGAAGATATAGAAATGTTTGCTTTGGGCAAGGCTCTCGAAAGTTGGCCGGTCAAAAAAATGCGGGCACCAAAAGCATGGAAGGCCGGTTTTTCTGGCAAGGGCGTAAAGGTAGCCGTATTGGATACCGGGGGAGACGCGCTCCACCCTGACCTGCAATTTGCGGGCGGCATCAACTTTTTGCCCGGCCAAACCCGGGATGCTTGGCAAGACCTGAACGGGCACGGTACGCATTGCGCCGGTGTGATACGGGCGCGGCCAGATGTTGCAGGAATTACCGGCGTCGCTTACGACTGCGAACTATACGCCGTCAAGGTGTTGGACGCGGGCGGCAGCGGGCGCACGTCGGGGATTATCGCGGGCATGATGTGGGCAGCCGACAACGGCATGAAGGTTGTAAGCATGTCACTGGGGAGCGCTTCGCCGCCGATGGTTGCCTACAACAAGGCCATACAATACTGTTTGGATAAAGGATGCGTCGTTGTTTGTGCCGCTGGCAATTCGGGCGAATCAAAGACATTCCCGTACGTCAATTGCCCGGCCAACAGCCCCTTTGCCTTGTCGGTCGGTGCGGTCGACCTGAAAGGTAATTTGGCCACGTTTTCCAGCCGGGGCAGACCGTCGGGCCAGAAAGAAACGCAATGGAGTGGCGTAACGGTGACAGCGCCAGGCGTTCGTGTGCGCTCAACGGTGCCGGGCAGCAGGTACAAGTATCTATCAGGTACAAGTATGGCCACGCCGCACGTGGCCGCCGTTTGCGCCCTACTTTGGCAGAAATACCCGAAGCAATCCGCGTACGAAATTGCAAAGATGTTGATGGGCATGGCTGACAATGGCGAAAACGTGGAATACACAGATGGCACGGGTTTTGGTTTTCTTACTTGTGATTTTCTTGTTTAATCCGATTCTCCAAACATGAAAAAACTGCACACACCAACAACATGGCAGAAAGCGAAGAAATGCAGGACTTTGGGTTGTTCGGCATGGGCCGTAGCGAGATCCGCCGACGTTTTGTGTTGGGCGTTATTTTTATATTAATGGCGGTAATCGGCTATTTGGAGACGCTGCGCTGGCAATCCCAAAAAAACCTAATCGATCAGATAGAATCCAAGAACCGGGAAATAGTAAACTGTAAGGTCGAGATATTGGAGATCGAGCGAAAGCACGGCCAAGAAATCGAACGCATTTTGGTTGAACAGGCGCGAGCGGCGGCAAAGGTCGTGAGCGTCACAAAAAAAAGACGATAATCGCAAAATGATTGTAAATTACAAACTACTCGAAACAGCGGGAACGGTAGTCGTGGCGCTACTTGTTTACCTCAGCATGCCGACCAAAAAGCCAAACGGCACCACTTACGCCTCAACACTCGACAGTCTACAAATCGAGATCGCGCAACAGCGGCGCAACAACATGTCCAAGACTGCCGCGATCACAGACCTCAACAAGACCATTCTGCAATACCAAGCGCCGCCAAACAGGGTTTACCCCGATCCCGGCATAAAATCAACTTTTCAAAAAAAGTAAAATTCTATGAAAAAACTTTTTTCGCGCTTTTGCGCAACCATCCTATTTGTTTTTTGCTTCGCCCTCGCCTACGCACAGGATACGTTGGGCGTTCAGCAGGTCGCAGCGCTCACCGCAACCACGCCGACAGAGTTGGTATCCGACGCGAGCGTTTCCGCGCTCATGGCCGCACTGGTAGCGCTGTTGGCGTTTTTCAGTAAGTTATTCCCCGGCCTTGGTCAAATCCCGGATATCAAGGTGCGGGCGTTCGCTTTGGCAATAATCACGATCGTGGGGGCCATCCATTTTAAAATCGGTTTTTTCAACTTCTCCACACTGCCATTTTTCGCGTCCGCCGCGCTCACCATCTTATCGGCGTTCGGGGTCACGGGCGGGGCCGGATTGATTTACGACCTGTTGAAGTTTTTCACGGGCGGGAAAGTCAAATCCATAGGCCAATAAAGAGCGTTTTCGTTTTTAAATTTGTTTTTAGGTTTTGGGCCTGGTCGCGGTAACGCGGTCAGGTTTTTTTGTTTTTATCGCAAATGTTTGATTTTCAATTCGTTGCAATTTTCAATTTTTATTGAAAGAACTTTAACTAAAAAGGTATAAAAATACTTTGTGAAATGCTTGACAAATAGTCAAGCGCGCCGTATCTTTGTATCATCGAACAACGCAGTTAAAAGTTCACGCCATGTTAAATTACAGGATTCAAAACGCAGACGGAACGTACCTAAACGCCGGAACAAGTCTTAATAGTTGGTTTACGATTGAGCAGGCAAGGCAAATAGTTAATAGGGTTCTTGGTCAGAAAATCGTTTACCACACCGGAATGTATGCGATGCCGGGCGAGGTTCTTTAGTCAGATAGAATCCAAAAAACCAACCACCCAACAATAAAATTTAAAAACATCTTACATCATGACAAACGTTACTACTCTCCCGATCGCAGACAATAAATACATCCTTTTCACCTTTGAAAACACAAAAGGCGAACCATGCGCAAAAGTCCAAACGGTACGCGGTCGCATCCTTTGGCAATACAAATTCCAAACCCCTGAAAACCGCGATAAATACGCCATTACCCAATGCGAACAACTGGAGCAAAACGAGCAGAAGCGCGCCGAATATAAGCAAGCGGCCAAAGAGCGCCAAAGTGAAGGTATTGCAGCGCTCAAAGTTGGAGACATATTCTACACATCTTGGGGCTACGACCAAACCAACATCGACTTCTTCAGGGTCGTGAAAATCTCCGGCAAGCGCATCACCGTAAAAGAATTGCGCCAAAAAGCAACCCAAACGGGACGCGATTGCGGCGACTGTATCCCAGATAACTTTTTTACAAAGGACGCCAAAGAAATAATTTTGGGCGTTTGTCACCATGGCGGTTTTAGAATCGAAGGCCACTATGCGGCAATATGGGACGGCAAACCCAAAATGTATACATCAGGACATTAATAATAGACCCCAAAAAAACCAAATCATTTTTCACGCACTAAAAGCAAAACAATGGCATATTTATCACAAGTAAGCGAAACAACCTTAAAGGTTCTTGAAAACGGCGTTATGGTTTACGCAGAAACACCAAACCATGAAGGCGAAACCGTTAACTGTTCATGTTGCGGAGCAGCCCTTTTAATGAGTTCGGAAGGCGTAGTATGCGAGGTTTGTGAGCCTGAAAAAGAATTTACCCCAACAAAAGAGTATGATGTATTTGTTGAGTCGCTTGAGGAAGGCAACGAATGGAGAAATGTAAGGTGGAGGAAGGGGCGGTAGCCCAAAGCCCCAAAAAACCAAACTACTTTCCACGCACTAAATTTTTAAAAATGAGATTCGTTAAATCTTTTCACAAAATCGGCACAGACTCCGGTATGTATCTTTGGTATGGGTTGCTTGGGCTAATGGGGGCCACCTATTTTATAGGAAATCCTGTATCGGCCATTGCTTTGATCGTGACCCCATTTGCTATAACTGCGCACTCGTTTGTCGCCTTGTTGATAATGTATGAGTAGGCGTTAACCTCGACAATATTACACACCTTAGAGAGCGGCCTCAAAAAACCAAAAACACTTTTCACAAATCAATACCTAAAACATGCGCAGAATAGCAAGATTAAACGGAATAGTCCACGTCATTTGTACGGGCGACGAATTGACGGTACAACAGGCCAGCGACAAAACCCAAGGGGAGCCGGAAATATACCCGCTCCTGTTTACAGATCGCTTGGAAATGGTCGGGGTGTCCATCAGAACGCCGGACGTTTTCAACTCTACCTACCGAGGCGAAACATACGAACATTTGGAGGGTTGGCGGTTCTTGGATTGGGACAACCTGCAAGAAAATTCCGATCTCTTTGATGTTTTTGACGAACAATTGAAAGCAGATCAGGACGAACATAGAACCGACCTACGCGCTCGCTTCGCCGCAGCCGACAAAACCCCGCGCCAGTTTATTTTATGGGCGACTGGCATGGGCCACAAAGTGGGCTATGCAACCGTATCACGCCACATGGCCGGAACGCAGGGCATTACAACGCCATGGGCAATTGCGTACGATTGTTTTTTTGCCTCTTTGGAGAAATAAAGAGGTATTTTCTTTGCAACGAGTTGAATACTAAAGTGTTAAATACTTTCAGAAAAGACTGAAAAATATTTAACTAAAAAGGTACAAAAATAAATACCGAAACATTTGGGGGTATTTAAATACCGCCGTATCTTTGTACTATCAAACAGCAACAATTTAAAAACATCTAACATGGCAACGGTAAAAATATTTGGAAATCTTGCAATTGGGACGGTTATTAATTTTAACCGATGCACAACAGCCGACAACACAAACTATGCTGTACTTCGCCAATACGAAGACAGGTTTGGCCTTTTTACGGAAGTGTTAAATCTTGAATCTTTTGAAAAGGACTGCTATCCGCAACACTCGGAGGTTACAGGTTTTTGGTCGGTTGTTAAAGAGTATTAAAGCGACCCCAAAAAACCAAACCCTTTTCACGCACTCGCAACAATGCAAAACGCTCACGATTCGCCCGCTTTCAAACCCTACCCAAACGAACGCGCAAAACTGCGCAATACATGGGTAATGCTTAATTGGTACGCCTACCGGTTCGCCAAAAAGAACTGCATACCCGTATTGCCGCCACAGATGCAAAGGTGCGTAGTGATTACGCCCACAACAACGATACAAGAACTGTCCGACATTTGGCACGGCAAAACGCCCGCGCTTATTACGGACGAAATAGCGGCCATTATAAGGTGGTCGTGGAAATTCCAGAGGGTGACGCCGGAAACAGCCAACGACCTATGCCGCCAAACGTGGATTTTTTTAACCAATTTCAACGAAAAATTAGACGATGTTCCAACGATCACAGCACCTATTGAACCGGGAAAATTCGTGCATTCGGGCGCACAAGATAGCGCCCGAGACGTACGCCTTCGCCTTGGAAGCGCAGCGGGCCGATAAGAGGCCCAAAGGCATAGGGCGAAAACAGGCCCCGACCTTGCCAGACATCTACCATGCCCTGATTTTTGAGGGGCTCGACATTGTGGAATCGGGACAAACAAGCCCGGTTTTCATCGAATCGGAGCCCGCCGAATATCAGATCAAACAGATCCGGTTTTCGCCGTCCGACAACGAAAGGCTTTTGGCGTTCCGGGAAAAGATGTACGCCGGGCAGTACAAGTACGGGCCATTCAAAACATTCCCGCTTCAATCACTGGCCGTTATCCTGATGGAAGTGGCCATACAACAACGAAAGGAAAAGCATGGCTAAATACTTCTTTACATCCGGCTTAATCCAGACGCTGCCAGACGGCAAAGTGTGGTGGCCAGGGACTTGCATATCGGTAGATGGCCCGGGATGGTACGAAGTAAATGAGTTTGTTGGGGCGGTCACAAACGACCACTACCAACATCACTATCAACAACCCAACAACGTGCCGCTGTTTGCCGCTGTCACATTGCCTGATGATTGGAAGCCAGGCCCCGCGTTTTTGGTGTGTGAGCAAACGCAACACTACAACACACTGATTAAGAAATTCCGGGTGAGAAGTTCCACGTCGGTGGCGTTGATCCTGGCCAAATGCGAAATGGAGCGACGCCAAAAAGCCCAACCAGAAAAACACTTTTATTTGGCAGACGAAAAAGGTTTGCCGGTCATCTAAAACAAATTCTTAAAATGGATAACAGGCAAGAAATTAAACCCGGCGACTTTTTCAACATAACAAGAGAAACAAGCGGGAACGAAGTATGGGATAATCAAAACAGGTTTTCTACATGCGTACTGGACGGGGTTTTGGAGTCGGGCGAATGGCAGTACCGCGAATACTGGTACGAATATTCACGCGACGACTATCCTTTTTTCTCCTCAACCATCAAGTGGAATGTTTTCAGTTCTTACGCAATGCAATGCGTATTTGAAAAGATAGAAGACCCAGAAACGCAAGGATTCAAGGACGAAAAGCGGTTTTTGCCTGAACTACTTGAAAAGCGGGTATCGAAACTAAAAAAAGAGTACAACGACGTGTCGCGCCGGATCATCATTGACGTAATCCAAAATAAAGAATTGACGGATTATGCCACCGGTCAGGTGGCGATACTTGAAAGCATTGGCAAAAAGTTGAAGGCTAACGGAGACAGCGACGAATACTATCAATACCACGGAACGATTGACGCCGAAGTTGGCGGGCATAGATTCCCTTTGGTGTCATTCAGCAAAAAGGGTACTCATTTGTGGGGGATGTTTAGCGGCAACGCATTCGGTACAGTAGGGCGCGTGTTTCTACACTCAAAAGAAATTGAGGTAATAAGAGAGGGTTGGCCTTTTTTGATACCATTTAGCAACATACTGCCAAACGACAAACTTTACCCGATAGACTTTGCAATGGTTCATCCGTTTTCGTCAGTTTTTCAAAACTGCGAGTGTGAATCTTTGGCCGCTCGAATCCTTTATTTTACCGACGAATGGGATAAGCCGTTGACGTGGGATCAATATTATGAAACCATGACGGTGGCCGACAAAGGTTATTCGAGCGCCATAAAAAAGGATTTTGACCGCCTGCAACCATTTTTAAAAAGCCCAGATACATGCGCGACGTTTTCCGGCGCGTGGCTACAAGCCCTAAAACAACACGAAAATAAAAAACTGAAATAAACCCCATGAGATTAGCCCCGCGCCAAGGCTGAAACGTTGGCTAAGGCGCGGTTTTTCACTAAAAACAAATCAGTCATGCAACAACTTTCTTTGCAAGCGACCGACCAAAGGCAACAGATCGAGTACCTAAAACAATCGCGCCTAAAATCCATTATAGCCGACGAGGCCATATTTTCCCGTGTATGTGAAGCGGCGATACTCCTGCTTACTAACGACAAGGTGAGGGCATGCGACGAATCTTCCATCATGGGGGCGCTATACAAGGCCGCAACGATCGGCTTTCGACTGGAGCCGGAATTTGGGGAATGCTACCTGATACCCCGAAACGTAAAAACCAAAGATGAAAAAGGCCAGGATGTTTGGAAAAGCGTATGTACTTTTCAGATCGGGTACAAAGGATGGAAGGCCAAAGCGCTCGAATCCGGCCACATCACACACTTAGAGGCGCGGGAGGTGTACGCCGAAGATGATTTTACGTTTAAGTACGGCACCAACCCCCACCTGAGCCATACGCCCGCCGATGAAAACAAGGGCATAACCACACACTTCTACGCCTTCGCCCGCCTGAAAGTTGGCGGTGAAATATTCGAGGTGTCCAACAAGCAAGCCGCCGAAAAGAGCCGCCGAAACAGCGAAACCCAATACGACGTCATTGGCAGCGGGCCAACTAAACAGCGGGTATTCTCCGAAAAGCCGAAAGAGATATGGGCCAAGCATTACGCGCAAATGGCCCTACGGACGCCCATAAAGCGCCTTTGCGCCATGTTGCCACTCACGCCCGCGATTGAAGCGGCGCAAATGGCCGATGGGGCATTGACCTACCTGCAAAAAGACGGCACCGTGACCACGATAAGTCCGGCAGACGTGGAAGCCAGCGCCGAACAAGTGCCGGACAAAAGCCCGGTGTTGGACATGGATACCGAAATTGCCGCCAAATACCTAGAAGTTTCGGATATGATTGGAAGCATGGATTTTGGCGGGATTTTGCGGTACTTTGAGCAATTCGACCAATCCACATACGCCGACCGTCAAATTTTCGCCCAACTGTTTTTTGAATCAGCGGCAAAGACTGCAAAAGGCGTGGAGGATCTGACATCATTTTACGATATTGCAACGCGCTGGCAAAGAACGCCCGCGCTGGTAAAAATACTTTCAGACAGAAAAACCAAAATCCTGAAAGATGCAAAAAATTGAACTGCCACTATTCAAATGCCGATGTTCGGCCATCGGCAAAATAATGTCCGAGCCGCAAGGCAAAAGCATTCGACAGCGCATTGCCGACCTACATACGGAACTGGCAGCGACACGCGAGAAGTTGGCCGCAACAAAGCCGACGTTGAAAACCTATACAAACCTGTTGGCCAAGATTGAAAAAATCGAAAGCCAGATCGAAGCGCTTGAACCGCTGAAGGACGCGCCGCACTTGTCGAAGACGTGCATATCGTATTTGGAAAGTTGGGCAAGCGAGCGAGTGTACGGCAGGAGAATCGAGTTTGACAGCAAGTACACAAGAAAGGGCAATACGGTGGAATACGACGCACTTATTTATGCGTCGGGCCATATCCCGGAAATGGGCATACCAACCAAGAACGAGACGGAAAAGGAGGACGGCTGGATAAAGGGAACCGCCGACCTTGTTGCAGAGGATTATATTTTCGACAACAAAGCGAGTTACAGCCACGCCACGTTCCCTCTGTACGCCATGGAAATACCCGAAACAGACTACGATTGGCAGGTGCTTGGATACATGTCGCTGTACGAAAAGAAAAAGGGCCGGGTTGTTTACTCGCTTATGAGCATGCCCGATGAAATGATAAGGAAGGAAGCGAAATGGATTTTGGGGCCGGAATACACGCAAGCCGAATATGAAACCTTTGCGGCAAAGTTCAAGTATGATGAAATTCCGGCGTACCTGAGAATAAAACAGTTTGAGGTGTTTTACGATGAAGACCGGATACAGGCAATACGGAACCGTGTCGAACAATGCCGCCAATACATCCAAGAAAACATAATTCCGGCCATAGAATTGAATATGGCCAAATACTCAACAGAAATCGAAACTTGGTAACAATCACCAACACCTTAAAGCAAGCCATGAAAGAACGTCCAATACTTATGTCAGGGCCGATGGTTCGTGCTACCCTGAAAGACCAAAAAACACAAACGCGCCGTATCCTAAAAAAACAACCAGCAATTGATACCCAAACCGGAGACTGGCTTTTTACTGATTCAAGCGGCAACCAAGAGGTTCACCCAATCGAGCAGTGGATTAAAATCCAAACAAAACTTCACTGCCCATACGGAAAGGTTGGGGATCGGCTCTGGGTTCGGGAGACGTTTTGCAGCAACCATATATATAATCCACCATACGAATTTTATGCAGGGCCGTGGCTGTATCGTGCGGACAAAGAACTACCCCAAAACAAATGGCGTCCATCAATATTCATGCCCCGCGCAGCATCCCGCATACTACTTGAAATTACAGGTGTCAAGATTGAGAGATTGCAAGATATTTCAGAAGGCGACGCCATAGCAGAGGGCA